TGCTGAGCCACACCATGACGGCACCGTGCACTGGCACCTGCTTTGCTTCATGCGCAAAAAGGACCGCAAATCCATCACCGCGCTGCTGCGTAAATTCGCCATTCGTGAGGACCGGGAGGAGTTGGGTACCAATACCGGGCCGCGATTCAAGTCTGAGCTTATTCACCCGCGCAAGGGGACACCGACCAGCTATATCGCCAAATACATCAGTAAAAACATTGACGGGCGCGGACTGGCGCAGGAAATCAGTAAAGAAACGGGAAAATCACTGCGCGATAACGCTGAGAACGTAAGCGCCTGGGCTTCGCTGCACCGTGTCCAGCAGTTCCGCTTCTTTGGTATTCCTGGCCGCCAGGCATACCGTGAGCTGCGCCTGCTGGCAGGTCAGGCTACCAGGGCACAGGGTGGCAAGACGGCAGGCGCGCCGGTACTGGAAAACCCGCGTCTGGATGCTGTGCTGGCCGCAGCGGATGCTGGCTGCTTTGCCACCTACATAATGAAGCAGGGCGGCGTCCTGGTTCCCCGTAAACATCACCTTGTCAGAACTGCCTATGAGCTGAACGACGAACCGAGCACCTACGGCGATCACGGTGTTCGTATTTATGGCATCTGGTCCCCGATCATTGAGGGCCGGATCTGCACTCATGCAGTGAAGTGGAAAATGGTTCGTAAAACCGTTGACCTTCAGGAGGCGACAGCCGACCAGGGCGCTTGCGCCCCTTGGACTCGTGGCAATAACTGTCCCCCTGTTGAAAAAACGTACCAGACAGGGGGCGAACTATCGGGCAGCGAAGAACCTGCAGCACTGCCGGACTTCGAAAACATAAGCAAAAAGGAGCTGCGCGAGCTGACGGCTAGGCTGCGGCTGGTCAAACCGAAGCGGCGAAAAGGGTACAAACAGGAAATTACGGATCACCAGCGCCTGCAGCTTGATGCGGAGTTAAGGTCCAGAGGTTTTGACACCTGCGAAAAGGAAGTGGATCTGCTTCTGCGTGGCGGCAGCCTGCCATCTGGAGCCGGGCTGCGCCTATTCTATCGGAACCAGCGCCTACAAGAGGATGACAAATGGCGTCAGTGGTACTGAAAAATTCAGGAATGAGCATATCTATTAATCAAAGGGTTAACTGAGTAAAAAACTATTTCAGCTTTAAAATCATATGATGTACTGTATATATAAACAGTTATATTGGGAGGGTGTTGTGAACGATTTGTTCATGGAGTCACTTGCACTGCAGCGGATAGAGCTTATGGCCCGGCTGGTCGCCAGCTCAGATTGTAGCGATGACGACAAGGAGGTTGCGATTTCGTGGCTGTCGGAACTGACAAGCGATCTGGTTACCAGGATGAATGAATATGGAGTAGAGCAGGATGAGAGTAAGCATTAGTGATTCCGCACCATGGGAAATTCCCTCCCATATAGCATCCTGCGGTTTGAGAACGCAGTGCATGTCTATGGTGCATGGATTCGCATGATCCAAAAAGGATCGCAACGGGTCGGGGCAGCCAGAACTGGCGCGCTTTCCGACCTATCATGCACCTGCATGAAAACCACTACACAAAGCGGGCAGGCGTGGCGGGGTTACGAGCGCGCGCAAGCATGTTAAAAAATGAAATCAAGTGGTACGATAAGAAAAAACGTCACTTCGCAAAGGGATGTCTCATGCATAGAATTGTTAAGGCTCATCTTGATAGCTTCGTTAAGAGTTACGGTATTGAAAATCATGAAGAAGATGTGCAGTTCGAGTTGTTCTGTAATAAGGCCATGTTATCTTCTCGAATCAGTATGGATTTTGAAATAGATGATGTAACGACCGGAGTTGGGGATGATGGCATGGATGGTATTGCTATCATAATTGACGAAGAGTTATGCATCTCTCCGGAGGATGCGACTTCTATTTTTTCCTCTCAACGTAAAAATCACGATGTCGATATTGTTTTTATACAATCAAAGCGTAGCGAATCTTTTGATTTAGGTGATTTTTTAAAATTCAAAGCATCTGTTTTTAGATTCATTGATGAGTATCCATACTCTTGTTTAGATGATATCCAAAAGAATGCACGAGAAGTATTTGATGTGGTAATAAAAAATGTTCCCAAGATAAGAGGAGGTCGCCCAACTTTTACTGCTAAATATGTTGCTACGGGAATATATAAGAACCCTAAAGAGTTAGAGTCTGCGAGAGAATGTTTTATAAAAGAAATCGATGAGTTAGGTTATTTTTGTAACGTTTGTGTTGATTTTGTGGATCGTGACGAATTAACTAGAACTTGGATTGATACATACTCTGTAGTTAATGCTGAATTACCATTGTTTAGCAATGCTCCTTTGCCAAAAATTAATGGGATTGAAGAGGCGTATCTTGCAGTTGTAAAAGCAAAAGATTTTGTTAGTAATCTTTTAATGACAGAGGAGGGCTCTCTTCGTAATCATGTTTTTGTTGAGAACGTCAGAGCTTTCTTGGGTATAGACAACCCTGTTAATGCATCGATAGCTGAGACAATTAAAGATAGAGACGCGGCCTCAAGATTCCCTGTTCTTAATAATGGGATTACAATAGTAAGCCCAGATGTAAAGCTTCAAGGAAGTATATTGCATTTGGAAAATTTTCAAATAGTCAACGGTTGCCAAACATCTAACGTACTTTACGAATGCCGTGATTCTTTAGATGATAATATGATGGTCAATTTGAAGGTTGTTGAAACATTAAATGAAGATGTTTTTTCAGAACTAGTTCGTGCTACTAACAGCCAAACTAAAGTTGACGAGACTCAATTCTATTCTCTGCGTCCAATAATTAAGAAAGTCGAAGCGTACTTTGACACATATGAAGGACAAGACGGACGTTTATATTTAGAAAGACGTGAAAGGCAATTTATCGGTAGAGATATACCTGCAGTAAGGGTGTTTTCAGTTCATATGGCAGCCAAATGCGTCGCTGCTATGTTTTTCCGCAGACCAGATCTTTCATACAGGTATCCAAAACGAATGTACGAATTACTGGCTGAGAAAATATTTTCTAATGATACTAAAGAAATTGTGTTTTATGCTGCATGCCTGACTTTATATAGGCTCCACTTGCTTACATCGAATGCAGATATTCCACAAAATATTAGGAAGTATAAATGGCATTTAATGGCTGTTGTTTGCGCTCTAATTGCCGGAAAGGATATACCAAAGTTTGGTTCAAAGAAAATGGAAACTTATTGTAATAAAATTATAACTGAAATGACAAAGCATGGGGACAAAATAAAGGCGACCTTCCAAAGGGCTGTTGATATTGTTCTTTCGATCGATGATATTACGGATGATAGAATGAAAAGGCAAGCGATCTTGGACGAGATGCTTGCTAAGATTTAGCTTTATAAAATATTGATTTCTGGTCCTCTTTATTGCTAGATGTATTATGAAGGAGAGTGCCTTAATAAGGCACTCTTTAAATGTTATATCACTTCAAGACTGTATTCTTTGAATTTAATGACCTCATCCCCTATCCATTCATTAATTTCTTTCATTCGCTCCTGTAAAGGTATCAATTCATTTCGCACAAATACCTTGCTAGCTTTTTCAATATCACCGAATCCCCCATTATTCTGAGGAATGATGCCCATCATCTGCGGTGGTACGCGGTGCGCCGCCATCATGTCGTCCCGGCTGACGTTCTTAATGTTCAGAAATTCATCCTTCGCCGCCACCTCTGACAATGGGATGATCTGAATCCCGTCTTTTTTGCCGTTGGGCGAGTACATAAACAGGTTGCGGAAGTTGCCCGGGCCCTTGGCGCTTTTCATGGCCTGGCGGATGTTGTTTACGTCCTCCTGGTTCTGCGCAGCGTCAGTCATGTACATGATAAAGCCCGCATGGCTGCCGTTGATGTAATACTTGCGGCGAAACAGCGTGGCGGACTCGTTGAGCAGGGCGGACGGAATAGCTGAGAGATAGCCGGGCAGCCCGTAGATTTCCTGGTTAATATCAGGCTCAAGAAGATGGAAAATGCTTCCCGGCGTGAATTCGTAGGGCTGCGTGGTGAATCCGAACTGCACAAACCAGTAGGTGTCCAGATCAACGCCGCGGCGGGTATATTTCGCCAGGGCTGGCTCCAAAGAGAGAACGCCGCCGAGACGGTTGGTCCGTTTCTCAAGGTAGGCGTTGCCGAATACAAGATAGTCCTGAACGAAACGGGAAAAAGCCTGCTGGCTGAGCAGGCGGTGCGGTATATAGGTGCTGCTGAGAATGTCACGCTTAACGGCAATCGGTGAGCTGTGATGCACGGCGGCGCGGTAGGTGCGCGCCAGCCCGTCAAAACTCACCGGCGGTTCATACCAGCGGTCCATCTGCACGCACTCTACATAATCCAGCAGTTCCCGGCGGTCCAGTACCGGGATCGGGTCGCCAAAGCTGAATGCTTCTGCAGATACGCCTCTGCTCTGTTGAACGCTCTGTTTAGCTGCAGCGCGGTTTTTATTCCTCTTGCCCATCAAAAAATCTCCACAATGTTGCTGGTATTGGCGGCTTCGCCCTGCAGCGGTTCGTTAAACAGTGCGTGCATCGTTGCCCAGGCCAGGTCTGCATGGCTGGCTTCTTCGCTGCGGCTGGCTTCGTAGGTGGGGCGGTTCCCGCTGGCGGTGGTGGCGCGGCGGATTGCCATAAAGGACTGAGCAATGTCGGTGTGCCCGGCGTCAAACTCCAGGCGCCGGTGGCTGATAATGTCGTATGCCTTAAGCACCAAGGCGTTTTTTACGTTGGGGTTGTAGACAAACTCCCGGACCGCCGGGAAGAACGCTTTCACGTTCTCATAGACGCCGTGGCCGACGCCGGTAGAGTCGATGCCGATATAGGTCACGTTGTACTGCTGGGTCAGCTTTTTAATGGCGTCAGCCTGGGCGCGGAAGTCCATCCCGCGCCACTGGTGACGCT